GTTGATGGCGGCACTGACGGGTCAAAAGCAAACTTTAAAGTGTCCGTGGGAAAGAAAGCCACAAAGGTACAAATCCTAAAGGGTGGATCCTTAAAAGAGCTTAAGGTGGGCGGAATTAAGGCGTTTGTGAATAACATTGCGAGAAAGGGTCAGACACGAAAAAAGGACACGGAAAAGGGAAAAGCCGGATCGCAGGTGCTGCATATAGCCATGGCACAAAGAGAGGGGCGGGACAGATTGCACATCAACGAAAAGTTCGGCCCATCAGTGGCAGCCATGCTTGGCGGAACGTTTAAGGCGCAGGAACATACGGTAAGAGAAGACCTACAGACCGCGCTGGAAAAGCACATTGAACTGTGGATGAAGGAGTAAAGATGGTAGCGTTAGAATTGCAGCATGATCTCGCAAAAGAGATACAGGGCATATTTGAACAGCGAAGATTCAAAGCGCCAGGCGGTGCCCAGGTGACTTTGAATGTGTATGAACAGAATCTGCCGATGCGGGATGTAAGGCAGATGCGGGAGCAGATCCAGCAGGAGGATGAGGCAGAGCTTGATGAGGTACCGGAGGAGGACGGAGACGAAGAATTAAATGATCTTTTTCCGTACTGCGTTGTAAAGCTGGATCAGGGAGTATCAGAAAGCCCGGAATCAACACATGATGTAAGCACCAAGATTATCATTGGAATATATGATGACGCACTGAGTGCAGAAGGATACAAGGATATCCTCAACATGATTGAGGATATCAGACGCAGGTTCCGTGTCAATCCGGTCTTAAATGGCCGGTATGTAGTAAAAGATAAAATAGAATGGGCGCTGCCGGATGACGACAGAGAGACCTTTCCGTATTTTTTCGGAGCAATCTATCTGGAATGGCAGACAGCAGAATATGAAAGAGAGGACGAATGGGCATGAGTACAGTGGAAAAGGTCACCGAAAAAGTGACGCAGCAGAAAAATGCAACAACCGGACAGAGCAAAAGTGAAGGGGCAGTGGTAAAAGAGACTACTGCCCCTGTGGTGTATATTGGGCCGACAATCCCGGGAATTGTGATGACAAATACGATTTTAAAAAAGCAGGGGACGGAACTGGCACAGAAATGCGAGAATATGCCGGAACTTAACACATTATTAGTACCGGTTGCAGATCTGGCAAAGGCAAGAAAAGAATTGGAAACTGAGGGAACGCCAGCGAATATCTGCTATAAAAAAGCAGTGGAGCATCTGGCAAGAAAGGAGCAGGAGAATGGCGACGTATAACCATGGAGTGAGAGTACTGGAAGAGGCTACCGCACTTGCGGTACCTGTCAGCGGCACCGCAGGATTACAGGTGGTGATCGGCACTGCACCGATCAATTTAGCAAAAAATCCGGCAGCAGTAAATGAGCCGACGATCTGCAGCAGTTTTTTGGATTGTGAGGAGTATCTGGGATATAGCAAGGACTTTGCAGAGTATACACTTTGTCAGAGCATGTATGCAAGCTTCCAGATGTTTGCCGTGGCGCCGGTAGTATTTATCAATGTACTGGATCCGAAAAGACACAAGAAGGACAATGCGGAGAAGCAGTACACGGTGGTAAATAAGCAGGTAACACTGGATGAGATGGGCGTGATGTTAGAAACACTGGTGGTCAAAAATGATGAAGCGGTGCTTGTAAGTGGAACAGACTATCTTGCAACGTTTGACGCAGACGGAAAAGTGGTACTTACCATCATTAAAGAGGGAGATACCGTGAGTACGGTAAAAGTGACCAGCACCAGCATCGATCCGACGGCAGTGACCAGCACAGACATCATCGGAAGCTATGATGGAGAGACAGGGGCAGAAACAGGAATTGAAGCTGTACGAAAAGTTTATCCGAAAACCGGAATGAACATGGGATTGCTGCTGGCACCGGGATGGTCACAGGCACCGGAGGTAGCGGCGGCGATGGCGCTGAAATGTGAAAAACTGAATGGAGTGTTTTACAGCGAGTGTCTGATTGATCTGGATACAGAAAAAGCGAAGAAGTATACAGACTGCAAAAAGGTAAAAGAATCAAGCGGCATTGAGGACAAGCACCAGATTGCATTGTGGCCAATGGTAAAAGTTGGAGAGAATGTTCTTGCGTTCTCGTCAGTATATGCGGCAATGACGGCATACACTGACGCGACTAATGACGATGTACCGAACCTGTCCCCGTCCAACCGCCTGCTCAAAGCGACTGCAACGGTCCTGAAAGATGGCGCGGAGGTTTATCTTGACCAGATGCAGGCGAACGTGCTGAATGGTCAGGGAATCGTGACGGCGCTTTATGATGGAGGCTGGAGAGCATGGGGCAACAACATGGCTTGTTATCCGGACAACACCGACCCGAAGGACAGATGGATTGCATGCAGACGATTCTTTTCTTGGTGGGCAAATTCATTTATCCTCACGTACAAGAGCCGTGTGGATAGTCCGGCAAACAAACGCTTGATCGAGACGATCTGCGATACTGAAAACATCCGGGGCAACAGCTATGTGGCACAGGGGAAATGTGCTGGAGCAAGCATTGAGTTCCGTGAGGATGATAACCCGGTCACAGGATTAGTGGACGGTAAGGTTGTATTTAGACAGCACTTGGCACCATATACACCGGCGGAGGATATCGTGGATATCCTGTCATTTGATCCGGATATGTTGCAGAGTGCACTTAGTTAAGGAGGAGAGATATGTCAAGTATACCTGAGGTAATTAACAGATGTAATGTGTACCGGAACGGAAATAAGATGATCGGCGTATCCGATGAGGTACAGCTTGCGGAATTCGCGTCAATTACAGATACAATCAGCGGCGGAGGCATTCTGGGTGAGATCGAGACGGTTGTTGTTGGCCAGTTTTCAAGTATGAAACAGGAGATCCCGTTCCGTATTCTTGATGATGATATTTTTGCACTGGGAAATCCGCTGAACGTGCAGGAACTGACGCTGAGAGCGTCTGAGCAGGTCACAGACCAGGGCACCGGAGGTATTAAGTTCCAGGGATTAAGAGTGGTGTTCCGGGGGCGTCCGGTTTCATTCAAACCTGGAACAATGAAGCAGGGACAGAAGATGGGAGCGTCTGTCACTCTCGAACTTGTTTATGTGCTGATTGAGATCAACGGAAAAGTTGAACTCGAGCTGGACAAGCTTAATGACAAGTATATCGTAAACGGCGTGGATATACTCGAAGAAGTAAGAAAGTATTGCTAAGGAGGCAAAGAAAATGGAAGAGACAGTAAACATCAAAAGCACAAACACACAGACGGCAGAAGAAGAGAAGCTGGTGATCGAACTCACAAAGGAGTACATGTTTGAGGGGAAAAAGTACACAAAAGTGGATCTGACCGGGCTGAATAACCTTACGGCAGAGGATATGATTGCAGCGAACAGAGTGCTGTCCAGAAATGGAAACGTGGACTTTTTACAGGAGATGACGCTCGAGTACGCGTGCGTGCTGGCATCCAAGGGATCAGATCTGCCGGTTGAGTTTTTCCGTGGATTAAAACCGAAAGATGCAATGAAGGTAAAGAGCCGCGTGACGGGTTTTTTGTACGGAGCGGAATAAGCCCGGAGGATGGGGCAAATTTATACAAGATCATATTGAGATTATCAATTCGGCTCAAGACAGGTATGGAATTTTTCTTACACCTGTCTATTTTTGATCTTAAAAATATCATTGAGGAGGTTGTGGCACTTGAGAAGCAGCAAAGAGTACAAACTGGCGATAAAGATCGCTGGTGAGATGGAGAAATCATTTTACAACTCAACAAGGCTGACAAAAAAAGAACTGGCGTCGATTGCACGACAGGCAAGTGTCACATCCGCCACATTTTCAGAGTCATTCGCAAGCGGTTTGAAACAGGCAGAGCCGGCGTTTAATGGACTGGAAAAGGTGGGAAAACAAGCTTTTGAAGCGATTGCCATTGCAGCCGCCGCGGCAACAGCGGCAACGGCAGCGGTGGTCACCGCATCAATCTCGGCAGGACAGAGTTTCGAGTCTGCGTTTGCCGGGGTAAAGAAGACAACCGATGCCACAGTGTCAGAGTATGAGGAGCTGCGGCAGGGTATTCTGGCAATGTCCGAGCAGCTTCCGGCATCAGCGGATGAGATTGCAGAGGTGGCGGAAGCGGCGGGACAGCTGGGTATAAAAAAAGAAAACTTGTTGGATTTCACTCGGGTAATGATAGACCTCGGAGAGTCCACAAATATGACGGCGACGGATTCGGCGTCATCGCTGGCCAAGTTTGCGAACATCACAAACATGGCGGCAGATAAGTACAGTAACCTTGGATCTGTCATTGTAGACTTAGGGAACAACTTCGCAACGACGGAGTCAGACATTGTAGCCATGGGTACGAGACTGGCGGCAAGCGGTGAGCTTGTAGGACTGTCACAGGCTCAGATCATGGCGTTGGCAGCGGCAATGTCCAGCGTAGGTGTGGAGGCAGAAGCCGGAGGATCGGCAATGTCAAAGCTGCTCAAAAACATTCAGGTCGCCGTGGAGACAGGCGGCAAGTCACTCACAAAGTATGCAAGCGTTGCAGGAATGACGGGTGACGAGTTTAAAAAGGCATTTGGCGAGGATGCATTAGGAGCAACGAGTGCGTTTATCACCGGGTTAAATGACACAGAAAGAAACGGAAAATCGGCGATCGCTATATTGGATGATATGGGATTAACCGAGGTTCAATTATCAAATACAATTTTAAGCCTGGCAAATGCGAACGGGGTAATGACGGACGCGATCAACACTGCAAATTCGGCGTGGGAAGAGAACACAGCGCTCACGAATGAGGCGTCACAGAGATATGCCACAGCAGAGAGCCAGGTAGAGATGTTAAAGAATAAAGTAAATAACATTGGCATCAGCATTTATGACGATCTTAGAAAACCGTACACAGAAGTGATAGCGCTTGTATCGGATACAGTGTCTGAGATCGGAGATACCATTGAGGAGAGCGGGATTTTTAAAAATGCCGCGAAGAATTTCTCAAAAGAGTTACCGACCGTTGTTAGACAGACAAAGCAGCTGGGAGATTCGGTCGCAGATTTTGCACAGCCGTTTCTAAAAGTGGGCGGCTGGCTTGCGGATAACCCGGGACTTATCGCAGGGACGATCACGTCAGTAGGGTCAGCGCTTGCAACATATAAGGTGGCAAACGGAGTCCTGGCGATCGGGAAAGCACTGGGAAGTCTTGGACCGGTGGGAGCGGCGATAGGAATAGGTGCTCTTGCGGTGGGAAGCATCGTAGGAATCAGTACAGCGATAAAAAAGAGTGCGGCAGAGGCAAAGCGAGCAAACCTTGCCGGACATTTCGGAGATATTACACTGTCACTTCGGGATCTCGAAAAAGTTGCTTCCGGAATCATTGCCTCCGGAAGCCTGACACAGGTGCGGCAGGCAATAGAGGAGTTTGACAAATTGGACTCCATACAGGGCACGATCGATGACCTGTCAAGCGAGATTGCAAAAGCAAACTGGGAGGTGTCTGTAGGCATAAGCATGTCGGCAGACGACGCCGCAGACTACCAATCGAACATTGAGGAGTACATAAACCAGTGTCAGGAGTACGTAAATCAGCAGAGGTACGCGGTAAATCTGGCAGTGGGCGTATTAACAGACGATGACCTGGAAGGACAGAATATCGTCGACCAGGTAAACGACTTTTATATCGGCAAGCAAAGCGAACTGGCAGCGTTAGGAACACAGTTAAATCAGGCAATCACAGACGCTTTCCAGGACGGTTTGCTTGATATGGACGAGGCACAGCGCGTGTCGGAGATACAGGCACAGATGGCAGAGATTCAAGCACAGCTTGCCGGTACGAACTTTGATGCAAACCTGGAGATGCTGTCAATAAATTACGGCGAAAATCTTGACGCAGAGTCATTTCAAAATCTGCAGGCAGAACTAGCGGAGCAGGTCGAAGCCGCAAAAGCGGACTATGAGGAGGCTTTTACATCGGCGGCGGCCGGAGCTCTTGCAATGCTACAGGATGGATCTATCGACCAGAGCGGCTACGATGACATGATTGCGGAGTTTAAAGAAAATTACCTGGAGCAGGTGGGAGAAATCGAATTAAAGGCGGCAAACTTCCAGACAGAAACAATTATGAATCAGTATAAAGATGAGATCGAAGCAGCCGCGCCACAGCTGCAGCAGATCACGCAGGACGCTTTTTCAAATAGTTTCGCGTGGGAAAACAACCCGCTACAAGCGTTCACATCGTTGACAGATAATCTGCTGGATGGAGGGACGCTTAGCAAGGATGCCCAGGATGCACTGGCAGATTTGTACGCCCAGCTGGCACCGTCGCAGGAGATGATGCAGGAGCTTGCGCAAGAGTATCTGGATGCGGGCGAAGAAATACCACAAGCACTGATTGATGGAATGAATAATGCGGCATTGATCGGTACACTTGCAGGCGATGAGGACTCAGTGTGGACGTACCTTGGCAATCAGATCAGCGGAAATGAGGACTACCAGAACATACTTGATGCCATGACGGAGGCGGGCGGAGAGATCCCGGCGCAGCTTGCCACGGCGCTCGACGAAAATCAGCATATAGCGGTTGAGGCGGCACAGAATCTGTATAAGGATACGGACGAATCTATACAGAACACGTTCGCAGCAGGGTTTGATGTGGAAGCGACGGTGAGAATGAACATGATTCCGCAGACAACAGGAGTGCCGACAGATGCGGTAAGACCAACGAGCACAACGCTGCGGGATCAGTTAAAGGTCGGACATAAAGATGGCGGCATCTTTGACACGCCACATATCGCGTGGTTTGCTGAGAATGGACCTGAGGCGGCAATCCCGCTTGACGGGTCGCAGAACGCAATCAGCCTGTGGGAAGAGACAGGAAAGCTATTAGGGCAGACACAGAGCACTGCCGATCAGGGACGGACAATCACAGCAATGTCCCATGAAATCGAAAAGACCTCGACGTCAACATATGAGGGTGGACCGATCACATACGCGCCGACGCTGCAGTTTAATGGAGCCGCACCAAGCAAAGCGGATCTGGATGAGGCATTGCAGATGTCTGAGGAACGGTTCGCGGAAATGTTGGAAAGCTATATGCGCAGGAATGCAAGGCTTAGCTTTGCCCAGTAAGGAGATGCGAAGAATGCAAACGTACACCACAACACAGGGGCAGACCTGGGATCAGATCTCAAAAGCGGTTTATGGATCAGAGCTGCATATAGGGGAGCTGATGGAAAGCAATCAGAAGCTTCTTGATATATTCGTTTTTTCTGCCGGTACGGTGCTTACTGTACCGGAAATAAAGAAAGATACCACCAATCAGCCGCCGTGGAGGAGGGGATAAGATGGCAAACGGTACATATGTGCGCAGAACGAATCTACATGCCGTATATGAGGGACATGATCTGTCAGAACTCATGAGCAGATATCTTACCAAGGCAACGTTTACAGACGTTGCCTCGGGAGAAAGTGACGCGGCAACGGTTGAATTGAGAGATGATGAGCGTCTGTGGATGGATGCGTGGTATCCGGAAAAGGGTGACCGGATGCGAATGGTGGTCATTTACCGGAACTGGAATAGAGATGACGATGTGACAGAGGTCAATATGGGAAGCTTCCAGGTGGACGATGTAACGCTAAAGGGACGCCCCACGACGGTAACGATCGGAGGAGCGGCAAGACCGCAAAACAATCGATTTGCGAACGAAAACCGCACACAAACATGGGAGAATACAACACTGCAGCAGATTGCAGGACAGATTGCAAGTAGCGCAGGAGTGCAGTTGCGATACATGGCAGACGATATCAGCATTGCATCGATCGAGCAGACAGATCAGACGGATTGCGATTTCTTATACAGATTATGCCAGTCATACGGTCTGGGCGAAAAGGTTTACGAGGATAAGATCTTTATTTTTGATGAGGAGCAGATAGAGACAGGAAGGGTCGCAGGAACATTATACGAGGCAGATCTGCTGTCATGGATGTACAATACGACGATGGCAGGGACATACACAGGGGCAGTCTTTAGTTTTACAGATCCGGATACCGAGCAGGATGTCAAAATCACAATCGGAGGAGGGGACAGAATCCTGAACATCAATGTCACGGCGGATAGTGTGCTTGACGCCGAGCTGAAAGGGATCGCCAAGCTTAACGAAACGAACAAAAAGGCGACGACGCTTAAGATCACAACGCAAGCGAACCCGTATATGGAGGCTGGACTTGTGATGCAGATGGAAGGACTGGGAAAAGCATCTGGCAAGTATTATGTCGAGCGCGTGGTGACGAGTTTATCCGGGAGCGGAGCAACAACGCAGACAGTATCGATGAGGAAAGTCGTGCCAAGAATCAAGGATGTTTATGTGACAGCAGTGGAAGATGCTAAGACCGAAGCAGCGGCAGGAGGAACATACACAGTAAAGAAAGGAGATACACTTTGGGCAATCGCAAAAGAAAAGCTGGGAGCCGGAAGTAGATACGCAGAGATCTACAACCTCAATAAGGATTTGATCGAAGAGACGGCAAAGAAACATGGCAAGAAGAGTTCGGATAATGGACACTGGATATGGGCTGGCGAGGTACTGACACTGCCGGCAAAGTAGGAGGGAGCATGGCAGATCAACCGATCAGGATAGGCAGAGTATCGTCCGTCAATTACGATACAGGTATGATACGGGTGGTATACAGCGACAAAGGAAAGACGGTGACAAAAGAGTTGCCGTTTTTAAATTACAACGAAGAGTATACGATGCCGAGCATAGGAGAGCAGGTCTTGACCGCGCATCTATCGAATGGTAACTCTAGAGGAGTCGTCGTCGGAAAAATGTGGAACAGAAAGAACAGACCGGCGGAAAGCGGAAAAGGAATATACAGGAAAGAACTTTCGAGGTCACGAGGATCAGCGTATATAAGGTACGAGGATGAGACGGGAATCTATTATCTCGTTGCTGGATCCGTAAAAATAACAGGCATCAATGAAATAGAACTGGGGGCACCAAAGATAAGCGTGGATGCGGGAGAAGCGCTCATAGAAAAAGCGGAAGAGATATCAACATCGGCCGACACATGGAAAGTGGCAGTGCCAGAGGTCATGCTGGGGGAAGCGTCGGAGGACGGGGAACCCGTATCGGATATCAATGTGGCAAGCACGGCGAATGTGTCATATGCGGCAGATGGAAAAAAGCTGGATGTGAGCGCCGAAGAAATTGAACAGAAAGCAAAGGCAGAGATGCACCTTGCGGCAGAGACTGATTTAAAGCTGGAGGACGCCACGTGGAGCACATCGTTAAAAAAGATTATGGAGCGGCTCGCGGCGCTGGATGGCGATCAGTCAGATAAAAAGTAGGAGACGAGTATGGGACAGGTGGGAACGTTTGGACCGATTGTTTTTGAGGTGAGCGATAAAAAAGTGCTTACGTTTACAGACTTAAAGCAGTCGGTGTTAGCACAGTATAGCGATCACAAGTTAATAAACCAAAAGCCCAAAAAGGAGTATGTCGGAGCAGGCTTAAGGAGCATTAAGTTTTCGATCACGCTAGATGCCACGCTTGGTGTGCGGCCACAAAAGATGCTTACAGACCTGGAGTACATTACGGAGAGTGGATACGCAGACTATCTGGTAATTGGAGACAAAAGCATCGGAGATAACCGTTTCTGCATCACAAATATAAGCGAGGCGTGGGATGTGGTATATTCTGGCGGCGAGCTGGCAAAGGCAACAGTTGAGGTCACGATGGAGGAGTACACGTAGGGAGGGATCAAAAATGGAATTTGACACAAAAAGTGTAAAGCTGTTGTCAGATTATTCAGGACCGGAGATAGAGCAGATAGAGACAAACTTAAGAAATTTGTACGCCACAAAAGCCGGGACACAGCCGATGGACAGAGAGTTCGGGCTGGACATAAATTTTGTCGGCGATCCTCTGCCAGTGGCAAAAAGCAAGTTTACGCTTGAGGTTGTGCGAAAAACAGCGACGTATGAGCCAAGAGTAAAGGTTGCCGAGGTAACATATGAGGAGGACGGCGAAAATGGCATGTTGATTCCGTCCATCCATCTCGAAAAGGGAGGAGACGCATAAATGAGTAGCACAATAAAAGATCTGGACAATTATCCGGAAATCAACTTTATCGACAACTTGACGGTTGAGACTCTCATGGATGAGATGGTAGCGGATTTCTGCACAAAGTATGCCGAGGAGTCAGGCACAGAGCTTACGCTTGGAAAAGCAGATCCATACAGGATGATACTGTATGCGGCTGCTTTGCAGATTTATCAGGGCATGCAGTACATTGACCGTGCCGGGAAGCAGTCATTTTTAAAATATGCCTATGCAGACTTCCTGGATAATTTGGGCGCACTCAAGGGCGTCGAGCGAAAATCCGGGGAGGGGTCAACGGCGATCGAGAGATTTTCGGTGTCGGAAAAACGGTCAGAAGCGATCGCGATACCGATGGGCACCGGCGTGACAGCGGGGGACAATGTCTTTTTTTATACGACGGAGGATGCAGAGATTCCGGCGGGTGCGGAGTATGTCGATGTGCAGATTAAATGTGCAGACACCGGAACGGCAACAAATGCATATGAGGCGGGCGATATAAATAAGGTAATGGCGCCGATAGCCTACATAGGGAGCGTGGCGAACATCAGTAAAACAGAGGGTGGAACAGATGCAGAAAGCGACGAGGAACTGGCCGATCGGATCTATTTAGCACCGTCAGATTACTCGGTGGCAGGACCGGAAGATGCCTATGTTGCAAAGGTCAAAAAATGTAGTGAGAGCATTACGGATGTAAAGGTTGACTCGCCATACGCGGGAGTGGTAGACATCCGGTTTATCACAAACGACGGAATCCCGGGAGCAGCGCTTATTGCGGACGTATTAAAAAATGTGTCTGCAAAAACAGAGAGACCGTTGACCGACAAGGTCAATGTCGATGCCCCGGAGACGGCGGAGTTTGAAATAGAGCTCACTTACTATGTGGCAGAAAGCGAAAAGAACAAGGCGGCAGCAGTAAAAAAGAACGTCGAGGATGCGATTGAAGCGTATCGGATGTGGCAGACGGAGAGGATCGGTCGGGATATTAACCCGGAGAAGCTTATAAGCAAGCTTATCGATGCAGGAGTAAAGCGCACGGAGATAAAAAAGCCGGTGTTTACGATTGTGGCCAATAACCAGGTAGCAGCGCTGACTGGGACACCAGTTGTAAAGTATGGAGGTGTCGAAAGTGATTAAGTACACAGAGTCGGAGATGTTGCAAGTAATGCCGGAGCCGTTAAAGTATAAGGCGGAGGTAGTGGCGCTCAGCTATGCGATAAAAAGGGCAATAGGCACAATGGTAGGATACGCAGAAAGAGCCAGTGTGTATGCAGCCATTGACAAGCTGCCGGAAGACATACTGGATCTGTTGGCAGTAGAATTGCGCGCGCAGTATTATGACGAAGATATGGACATCTCGATCAAGAGAGAGATCGTAAAAAAGACGATGCTGTGGTATCACAGAGCCGGGACACCGAGTGCCGTGGAAGAACTGATAAGCGCCGTGTTTGGAGAGGGAGAGATATCAGAGTGGTTTGAGTATGGAGGAGAGCCATATCACTTTAAGATCAAGACAGACGCCGTGTTGTCGGCATCCGACATGGAGTATTTTGAAAAAATCATACGGAATGTAAAAAACGTAAGGTCACACCTGGAGGAGATACAGTTAAGTAGGGAGCATGAGGGGGCGGCTTATGCGGGCTGTTACATTATAAGCAACGGGCGAGGATGTGTAGTTGAGGATGACATTGATACGGCAGTCGAGGTGTTAAGGGAGCACTGGGAGACAGGCACGAGTGCTACAGCAGCGATCACAATGATGCGGAACTATATTAAAGAGGAGGATACATAAGTATGGCAAGATTTAACGATGCTTACCTGACGGATGCAGGAGCAGATCTTATTGCACAGTCGATCACAGACGGCGTAAAGATTGATTTTGTGCGAATGGAGATTGGAGACGGAGAGTACACGGAAGAGGAAAAAAGCAAGGATGTATTGCGCAAGCGCACAAGCTTGAAGAATAAGAGGCAAGAAAGCTCATTTAACAGCGTGGAAAAAGCAAAAGACAGTGCAGTGAAGCTTAAAGCGGCAATCGACAACCGGAATGTTACCAACGGTTACAGGATGACGGAGATCGGAATTTTCGCAAAAGCGAGCGGCGACACAGCATCAGACGGAGTGTTGTACTCGATCGCTGTAGCAGTCGAAGCTGACTACATGCCGCCGGAGAGCACACCGATCACATACATACAGGAGTTTTACACAAAAGTAGGAAATGCGGAAAATGTAGAGATCACGGTCAGCACCGGGGTGTATGCACTGGCAGAAGATCTGGCAGAGGTAGAGGAGCCAACCTATACGGAGAGCGAGGCGCTGGAAGAATTGACACCGGGAGAAAGCTTAAAGCTGGCACTTGGAAAGCTTGCAAAAGCAGTCAAAGAGATCATTACACACATGGTTTTAAAAGCCACAGGGAGTGTGGCGGGGCACGTAAAGGTGTCCAGTTCGGCGGCAGTAACAGACAGCACAGGCATGGCGCTGGCAGCGACCGAGAAAAACGCAACAATCGAGGGAACACTTGCGAACCAGATTGCAGAGTTAAATACGAATTTAAAAGATAGTGTGTATTATGTTGACACGAAGAAAGCGCATACACCGGCATCTATAGTGGTCATATATCGGCCTATTGCTTACACAAACGGCGTAGCAGAACTTGACATATCAAGTTTTAGAATAACACCGATAATAGTGTTGTCTGCTAACGTTTTAGGGTCGGCGATTACTCATGGTGCTTTTGGAGTAACGATTAACAATGGGGCTGCTTTGCGATCGATACTGAACAATACGGAGTACAATGGTACGTTGACTACGGTTTTTACGGTAATGTGTTCTAGGACAGACGTATAGCCATCATTCTCGCCCAGCCAATTTTCACGTTGCTATCAGCTGCATAATGCTTGATCGTTGCGCTGACGGTTGCTGTATCGCTTGTTACAGTGATTGTGTAAGTTTGCAAAAAATCAGCCCATATGTCCGTATCTGTGTGAGGAGTACACAAATACCCCCTTGAGCCATATAAATCACCAGCACTCTTTTTTAGCCCTAAATTGTACGCAAAAGGTGCATGCGCGTTCAGTTCGCCGCTTGATACTACTAACCACTTCCCTCTTGCTAATAACAAAGCGTTTATCTCGTGGTCTATATTAGCAGACAAATTGCTGCTAACTAACAGCGTATCTGTTTGCTGATAATTACCTATGTTATTTAAATTCGTATTTAAAATATGTAGAAACCAATCAATCAAAGACCGCAAGGTCTTATTTTTATTTAAGGAGGATTTTTTATGAGCAATGAAAATGAGAATGCAGTAGTGGCAGCTGCAAAAGGAAAAGAGTATGTCCATATTGACGGAAAAAGCTACGAAGCACTGTTGGTAATGACATCAAACGGAAGCATAAGCTTTACGCTGCAGGATATGACTGTCGCAGAAGCTGTTGAAAAATTTGAAACAGCGACGGCGGTTGATGTGTCGGGAGAGGATCAGCAGATCTATGGAGCGTACAGGAACGTTACGTTTGCGGCGGTTGCTATAAACGAGGACAAGTCGATTGCCGTTGCATTTAAAGTGCCAAGTGACACCGAGCGGCGCATCAGCGTCCTCGAAAAAACGCAGGAAGAGCAGGACGAAGTGATTGCAGAGCTGCTGGGAGGAGGTGAGAGTGATGAGTAAGGCTGCAAAAAACATCATGGTAAGAGTCATCAAAAAAAGAGTGAGCGAAGGCGAAGTGTTAGATGAGATCCTTGAGGGATACAGTAAGCTCACAGATGCGGAGAAGCAGGAACTGCGCGAGGCGGTGGAGTAAAAGAGAGGAGCAGGAACGTGCTGGAGACGATAGGGGAGAATTGGCAGATCATCACCTTTTTTGCCAGTGTATTAGCGTACTTGTACACACAGATCACAGCCACGCGAAGAGGAGTAAGAGCGCTGTTGCGTGCGGATTTAATAAGGTTGTACAACAAGTATCACGACGATCTGGAGTATTGCCCACTGTACGTGAAGCAGGCACTTGAGGACGAGTACAAGCAATATCACGCACTGCATGGTAACGGAGTAGGGACAAAGCTGTATGAGGCTCTTATGGCATTGCCAACAGAGCCGAAGGAAGGAGAAACAGAATGAAAAATGGAGTATGGAAAGCAAGCGTAGACACAAAAAAATGGGTCAAAGCAGCGGGAATCAGAGCAATTAAGACTATGGCGCAGGCGGCGATTGCAGGAATCGGTGCGGCGGCGGCAATGGGACAGGTAGACTGGGAGTATGTTGCGTCGGCATCGCTCCTGGCGGGCGTCTTATCAATGTTGATGTCGATTACAGGATTGCCAGAAGTGGAAAGCAAGGAGGAATAAATCATGAGAAATGTGAGTCAGTTACATCCGGAATTACAAAAAAAGATCGAGCAGCTGAAAGCGTTGTGTCAGAAGAACGGAATTACGATCGGGATCTCTGAATGTGTGCGCACGGTGGCAGAACAGGATGCTTTATATGCTAAAGGAAGAACGACAGGCGGATCAATCGTAACAAATTGCAAAGGGACATCCTACAGATCCATGCACCAGTGGGGTGTTGCTTTTGATTTTTACCTCATTGTGGACGTGGATGGAGATGGAAAAACATCAGATGATGCCTTTAACGACGCGACCGGATTATTTGAAAAGGTTGGGAAGCTTGGACAGAGCATCGGGCTTGAATGGGGCGGATCGTGGAAGTCTATTAAGGATAAGCCGCATTTTCAGTTGCCGGATTGGGGGAGCACTGCGACAAAGTTGAGAAAGCAGTACGGCACCCCGGAGAGGTTTATGGCAACATGGAATGCCGGAGCGGCAGAAAAGGTAGACCAGGCGGCGAAAGTTGACAGTGTGACTGCATCAAAGAGTCACACAGAAGCAGCAAAGGCAAAGAATACGGGATACAACAGGGCGTATACCACAACATCAGGATTAAGACTGCGCGCAGGAGCGGGGACGAACAAAGATATCATTCTTACAATTCCAAAAGGCGAAGCGGTGCGTTGCTATGGATACTATACCGCGGTGGGGACTGAAGTATGGCTATATGTGTCATACAAAAAGTATACAGGATTTGTGTCGAAAAAATATCTTAAATAACGGCAAGTCTGGCTTGTACATGCATCGTTAACAGCTACTGGTACTACAAAGTATCTCTGAGAGGATGGCGCATGGATCGCACCGCCAGCAAAACTAATAACAAAACGAAAGATATTATTTCGGATCATAAAACAGGAGGATTACAAAATGAAATTGGTACCATTGAGTGACAGAGTTGTATTAAAACAGTGTGAGGCAGAGGAGACCACAAAGTCTGGTATTATTCTTGCCAGCAGCGCACAGGAGAAGCCGCAGGAGGCAGAGGTAATCGCCGTAGGTCATGGCGGAATGGTAGATGGCAAGGAAGTTACTATGCAGGTAAAGACCGGACAGAAAGTAATCTATTCCAAATATGCGGGGACAGAAGTAAAGATGGATGGAGAAGAGTACATCATCGTAAGACAGAGTAACATTCTGGCGGTTGTAGAATAAGAGACTGCAGAAGAGTATAGAGAGCAAAATGCCGAGGAACATATCATATAAAAGTATACAGGTTTTGTATCAAAAAAGTATCTCAAATAATAGGGAGCCGGCGGGAGAAATCCTGCCGGTTTTTTTGCTTTTTACAAAAAAATTATTGACATAGGGTGTACCCTATGGTAATATATATACATAAGGAGGTGACATAAGAGATGAGTAAGAAGAAACCAAAAAAGAAGAACCTGATAAAACTTATCACTGAACTGCTGATAGCGCTGGGAACGTTTTTCGCAGGTCTGGCAAGTCTTATACAGGCTCTTAAGTGAGGTAAGGGGCGAAAGCCCCGAACCTTTAAAATAAGTATAACTCATCTTGAAGGAAATGAAAAGGATAAGATTTAGCGAAGTTTTTTTAGTGGCCGCGATCATTATTTATGCGGCATCAAGACACAATGCCTACGCAAGCGTAATATTGATAATGGCGTCAATATATATGGTTGTGGATGTGGCGTACAAAATCAGAAAAGAGTGGAAAAACAATGGAAAAAAGAAATCCTAACACACAGACAGCAGCGACTAAAAAATATCACGAGAAGATAGGCTATATATCGAAAAGCTATAAACTAAGCAAAGAAATTGCAGAAGCATTTAAAGAGACCTGCGCAGAGGAAGGTGTAAGCCAGGCAAGCAAGCTCGCGGAACTAATGATGGCCTATATCCAATCGGTCAAAGAAAGTGAGGATGAAAAATGAAGTACGATGTGAATTTTTCGTGTGGACACGAAGCGACAATAGAATTGTTTGGAAAAAATGAAGAGAGACACAGAAAGATTGAATACTTAGAAAAATTTGGAGTCTGCCCTAAATGCTATCAAGAACAAAAAGAAATTGAAAAAAGCTTAGGATGCAAAGAAGTGAAGATGCTCTACAAAGAATATAAGAGAGATTATCCGGAGTGCAAAACAAAGGCAGGGAGCTATGACGGAGATGAAAAGACCATAATTGTTTATGTGCCAGAGGAGGCCTAACAGATGATAGAGTATATAAATCACTATACGGCGAACACATCCGATCAGAGGATGTCGCTGCCGGCAGAAGTAGATAAAAAGATGGTGGTGGTGCTTAAGAGGCTCATAAGAGATGCGACAAAACATAAGTATCCTGAGATTTTGGATGGGATAACAATGGATTTAACCAAGGACGGCGGGCTGTATATCTGTACGCTGTATGCAAGGATCGGTGAGGAGCAGGTGCCGATCCTTGCAACTGCAGGGTGCAAGGGAAAAGAACAGTATGCCGAGTTAAATAAGACTGTGAGAGATTTATATACAGCGGTATGTCATGATGAGTATAAGATCACTCCAATGCCGCCGATGGTGGTAGATATTATTTTCCCAACGGCAAGCTTGCGAACGGATGCTTTGAGCTGGACGGGAGACTTTTGCAGATGCTTGGGATGGATGATGCTTGAGCCTGGGAGAATAATTTAA